TGACTGGATGCCAGGCTACGCGGGTAGCCGTCACAATTGCGGCTCCAATGAGCCGTCCAACCGATGGTCAGATTAATTTGACCATCACACGATGAGAGGACATGACATGACGACGGACATACCATTCCGTCCGGGATTGAGGGTTCATCGCCGAATTGGTGAATCGTTTGTTATTTTCGTGAAAGGAAAAGAAGATTTTGTTACCACGTTGACCTTAAAATTCGCATCAGGCGGAAAGGCCGTGCTTGAGATTAATGAGGGTAATGGGCCTGAGCTCGAGCATATGCGGATACATGAGGAGATCGTTTTTGGCGATGGCGAGGACGAGTGCGTGATCGTCCTAGATAGTGCCGCTGGATCTCACGCCAGCTTTCGCGCGCTGGCTGGACCAGCGGTTAGGATTCGGCGCAATGAGGAAACGAGATGATACCAGGAATAACGAAAGGGAAAGCAGGTAAGCCGCCGCGCGTGCTGATATATGGCACGGAAGGCATTGGCAAAAGCACTTTTGCCGCCGGTTGTCCAGAGCCAATATTTATCCCTACGGAGGATGGTATTGGTGAAATTGATTGTGCGCAGTTTCCGCTTGCAACGTCATACGATGATGTTGCAACTGCACTGAAGCAATTAAAAACTATGGACCACGATTATGAAACCGTGGTTATTGATTCGCTTGACTGGCTGGAACGATTGATTTTTGACAAGGTGTGTTCTGAAAACAGCGTTGACAACATCGAAAAAGCTGGCGGCGGATACGGTAAAGGTTATATGCTCGCTGTTACGAAATGGCGGGAGTTATTGACAAGTCTCGACGTATTGCGCAACGATCGCAATATGGTCGTAATTTTGCTAGCGCATGCGAAGGTCGAGCGGTTTGAAGATCCGGAGAGTACGCCGTACGATAGGTACGCTCCACGGCTTAACAAACACGCTTGCGGCCTTGTGTGCGAGTGGACCGATGCGGTACTGTTTGCGACTCGACGTATGCGCGTTGAGGTCGATAACGGGGCCGGTTTTGGCCGCACCAGGGCGATCGCTCGCTCGATTGGTGCGGATGGCGGGGCACGCATTTTCCGAACTGTCGGAGGGCCAGCGTGCCTAGCCAAAAACAGGTATGGGGTAACGGCAGATTTGCCGCTATCGTGGAATGATTTTTGTCACGCAATTACGAAAGGATAAGTTATGAATCTTTCAGGTTTCAACGCACGCGATATCGAGCCAGCTAAGGGAACCAGCGACGTAATTCCAGCCGGGAAATACGACGTGGTGATCAGCAAAACGGAAACGAAACCGACGAAGTCTGGCAATGGCGAATACCTACAATTGGAATTCACGATTATTCAAGGGCCGCACGCCGATCGAAAGGTCTGGAGTCGATTGAACCTCGACAATCCTAACCCAATTGCGGTATCGATCGCCAAGGCCGAACTAAGCGCAATCTGTCGCGCGGTAGGCGTGTTGACGCCATCGGATTCTAGTGAGTTGCAGGATATCCCGCTTAACATCGATATCCGCATTGAGAAGCGCGCCGATACGGGCGGCGAAACAAATGTCGTCAAGGGATTTTATCCAGCGGTTCAAGTCGCTGTTCAAAAGCCCGAACTGGTTGATTTTCCGCCACGGGAACCAAAAGCGCCAACTGCACCAACTGCACCAATCAAGGGCAAGTGGTCTAAATAACCATCCGATCTTCCGTTGGCCATGGCATTGGATTGATCGTTTCAATTCAATATTTTAGGTTAACCCTGAACTGTCATCCATGGCCAACGGAGTTTTGTTGTGCGGGTACTGGTGGAGGCTCAAAACTAATATGAGTCATCGAGGTTCGATTCCTTGAGCCTGCATCCGCTAATTGTGGCGGAATGAGGAGAAGAATAAGATATGGATTATGCAGAATTCTTGGCTAGTAAACATAAGTCAGTTCAATTTGAATCAGTACCTGAATCAGAAATGCCTGAAGAGCTATTTGATTATCAAATAGCAATAATTAAATGGGCATTGCGAAAAGGTCGAGCATGTATTTTTGCTGGTACTGGACTCGGCAAAACAATTATGGAGTTGGTATGGGCTAATGCCGTAGCAAAATACACTGGCAAGCCTGTTTTGATTCTGGCTCCATTAGCAGTTGCTGATCAAATTGTTGCCGAAGCCGAACGATTTGGCTTGCATGCGCAGCGCGCATCTTCCCCAATTGAATGTGATCAGCCAATTATCTATGTCACGAATTATGCCAAGTTGACTAGATTCCAAAATGGTGGAATGTTTGGCGGTATTGTGCTCGATGAATCATCAATCATTAAGCATCATGATGGAGGCACTAAAAAAGAATTGATTGACTTTTCGCAATCAATTCAGTTTCGCCTTGCATCAACAGCCACTCCCGCTCCAAATGATTGGATGGAATTGGCGTCGCATGCCGAATTCCTAGGCGTTTGTTCGCGCGCTGAAATGCTTGCGACATATTTTGTGCATGATGGAGCGGAAACGCAGAAATGGCGATTAAAGGGCCATGCTGGTACTCATTTTTGGAAATGGGTATGTGAATGGGCAGTCCTTTTGCAGTCGCCATCTGATTTAGGTTATGACGGATCAATGCACGTTTTGCCAAAATTAGAACAGCATTTGGCAATTATTACCAGCGACCAGAAGATGCCTGGAGAATTGTTTGTTCTTGAGGCACAAACATTGCAAGAGCGACTCAAGGCAAAACGGATTACTACTAGCGATCGTGTTGATAAAGCTAAAGAAATCGTCAACGCTAATCCTAATGAGACGTGGGTTGTATGGTGCCATTTAAATGGCGAATCGGAAGCTCTTGCCAAGGCGATACCATCCGCAGTTGAGTTGCGCGGCAATCAAACGGAAGAAAGGAAAGAAGAGATCCTTCGCGATTTTGCAAATGGAAAGATCAAGGTTTTGATTAGTAAACCTTCAATGTGCGGCTTTGGCCTGAACTGGCAGCACTGCGCCAGAATGGTTTTTGTTGGTCTCAATGACTCATGGGAGCAAGTCTATCAAGCAATTCGCCGCTGCTGGCGTTTCGGCCAAAAAAGAGATGTACACATTTATTTTGTTGCCGCTGACATTGAAGGCAATGTGGTTGCCAACATTGAAAGAAAAGACAAGCAAGCCAAAGCCATGGCGCTGGAAATGATTCGTGAGACTAGCGTATTTACCAAGATTGAACTCAACAGAAAGGATCGGTTGCAAGTGGATTTTAGAACAGACTTTGATGGCGACAAGAATTGGGAAATGCGATTAGGAGATTGTGTTGAAGAAACCAAAACACTTTCTTCTAATTCGATCGACTATTCAATTTACAGCCCTCCGTTTGCCAGTCTATATACGTATTCCGCATCTACTCGTGATATGGGCAATACAAAGAACGATGATGAATTCTTGTCTCATTATCGTTTCTTAGTTAAAGAAATATTTCGCGTAACCAAGCCGGGCCGATTGACTAGTTTCCACTGCATGAATCTTCCATCGTTCAAGGGATCTCACGGTGAGATTGGCTTGCGTGATTTTCGAGGCGAACTAATTAGAATTCACGTTGAGGAGGGATGGGTATACCATTCGGAAGTCTGCATATGGAAAGATCCCGTGGTTGCTATGCAGCGCACCAAAGCTATTGGCTTGTTGTGGAAGCAACTAAAAAAAGATTCATGCATGAGCCGTCAGGGCATACCAGATTACCTAGTGACATTACGAAAGCCTGGAGTAAATGCCAATCCGGTCGAACATGATCCAAAAGATTTTCCTGTTCTTGAATGGCAAAAAATCGCATCGCCTATTTGGATGGACATTAATCCATCAAACACACTACAGAAGGCCAGCGCGCGCGAAGACAATGACGAAAGGCATATTTGCCCATTGCAGCTTGAAGTCATAAGGAGATCGTTGCGAATGTATAGCAATCCGAATGATCTTGTTCTATCGCCATTTGGCGGCATTGGTTCAGAAGGCTATGTGAGTCTGTCAATGGATCGTAAGTTTATTGGAATCGAACTCAAGGAATCTTATTGGAAACAAGCATGCGCCAATTTGAAAAATGCAATAAAAACAAAGTCTAAAGGATTGTTTGATTCCATCGATGCGGAATTAGATTTAATTGAATGTGCTGCTTCCGATGAGTCAGAGTAAATTTACTAGCCTCATCGAATCCGCCACCAATATCTTGATCGGGTATTGGTGCGCGGTTCTCACGCAATTAATCGTTTTCCCTATAATGGGAGTTGATGTTTCGCTGGACAAAAACCTGATGATCGGATTGGTTTTTACGCTGATCTCATTATTACGTAGCTATGTGATCAGACGTGTTTTTAATCGCTTTGGATGACATGACATGACCGACGATCAGATAAGAATAACCTGCAAGGCCGCGCTAATCTATCGCCCAAAACACGAAGCGCCAGAAGATTGG